GGAGTAGAAGGAAGAGATAGGTTTAAAGAACTACTGGATTGACCAAATGCAATAGAAGCATAGAACAGTAAAAATATGAGTGAGATGAGCAGAAGTCTGCCCCATGTGTAATTAATCATCGTCACACCTTTGAGCATATTCTTGAATCTATACCAGTTGATTCTGCATCATCTACAAATCTTCTAGAACTGGTGCAGATATATTCTATACGTTCACAGTCAACTTCTCTGATATAAATTTCGACAGTCTTTTGACTTAGATAAGGAACGTTGATTAGTTTATGTGATGTGGCAAAGGGAATCGTTTCCCATTTCTCATCATAGACAGAAATTTCATAGTACTCTATCTCTTTTCTTTTGTTGAAAAGTGTCATAGTAGTCACGACAATATCGTCTAAGAACGAAGGTCTGAACTTAGGGTAGGTAGGTGTCCATTCGTGAGCTTGTGCAGTAGCAGCTAAAAATATAACTGCTACTGCTGCAATAAACCTTTTCATCAGTTTGCAATGCACTCTGCTGTGATATTTGCAGAATACTCGCCACCCGGAAATGATTTTCCGAATCCATAAGTCACTTCGGAATCAATTTGAAACCATGTGGAACCAGCAACAGAAAGATCGTATTCTGTTACATTGTCATATTCTACTTTGGCTGCTTCATAACCAGACATCAAAGCGTCAGATGTTGACGAAACAGTTACTTCTCCGTCCCAATTGAGAGCATCGGTCAAGCTTGGTGACGACACAAATGATTGAGGCCAAGAAATTTTAGCAGTGTAATAATCTGCAATGGTAACGTCATATCTTACGATAGGGAATACGCCACCATCTACAGGATCTGTGCTTAGTGCATCTGGGGTTGGGTTTCCATAAACACCAGACGTGTCAGTGTAAATGCTGCACTTGGATGAGACATTGCCTATAATTGGAACAGATTCTGCATAAGCAAATCCTGCAACAAAAAGCGTAGACAATGCAAAGATAGTTCTTAACATTTTATTCTCCGGTTAGTTCTTCTCTGTCATACTGAGAGCGCACCATAGAATAATATCTGGCTGATCCTGCCAGTTGTCTCAACGCCCTGTTATTATCAGGCATTTCTTTATCATCAATGATATTTTTGTCAGGGTATTCGTTTCCCTGATATTCAACTTGGTAGTATGGAACAAGAAGAGGTTCTGGATTAAGTTTTTTAAGCATTTCCTGTTGTCGGTTGAGGTCTACTAAACCACCGACTTTTGGATCAGATCTTAAAAGACGTTCTAAATCTTCCTCTTCTTCTTCAAAAAAATTTTCAACTACATCATCTTCTTCAAGTTCAATTTTTTGAGATTCTTTAAATTCAAGCCAGTATTCATAAAATTCTTCATCTGGCGTCATGACTTGAATCCCGCTTACGTATTTATAAACAGCGTTCAGGAAACCCGGACACGTTGGATCTGAAAGAGGATTTACGCAAACAACTTGATCTGGTGTTATATCCATTCTGTAAGAATAAAACATAGAAGGGTCGGATATTGTCCCATTTCCTTCTACGTCCATGCTTCCTTGTCCCCATTGTTCTCCCGGTATTCCAGCAAACCTGAAGTTCTTTTGAATGGAGTTTCCCGGAAGTCCTGACCAATCGTCAACTTCTTCAAAAATGTAACCACCGTTTACAGCATCTTCATTACGAACGTATACTTTAACATCTTCAGCGGGATCTTTTGACATAACGTAATAGTAAGTTATGCCGTTGACCTGTAAGGTTACGTTAGGAGAAGTGAAGTCTGGTAAAACACCAGTCATTGACCAACTAAGAGCATCTTGTGCTGCATTGTTGGTTACACCATAAATGCTATCCGCCCAAGAGTAATGCCAGAACACCGACAACGATAGCACCGCCAATAAGGGTAGTACGAGTTTCTGAGTCAATGTTAATGCCTCTATTGTTTTCTGAGTCTGGTCTACGATCTTGGTTGATGGGCTTGTCCCATTCTTCTTTGGCTTGTTCTCCAATCATACCATCGATAGGACAGGGAGTTCCCGCATTCATCATGGCAGTAAAAATTCTAGGATCCTGACACATCACAGATACGGCGGCAACTTTCATACCCATATCATAAAGTGTTTTAGCATTTTTAAGTTTTTCACAGTTCATGTCTCGAACTGTCGATCCAGCAGATATTCCCAAGATCTGTGTTTGTACAGCACCGGAAACCCCAACCGTACAAAGGTCAGAGTTTGCTGTATTGAGGTTTGGTGCAATAGCAGAAGGCGGTGCCGAAATTACCGTAGTGGTAGATTCCGATTTTGTGTCAACAGTGCTTTCAGTGTAATTTTCAGTCACTATCGGTTCATTTTGTGAAAATGCAATATTTGGAATAACAAATAACACTGCTACGAGTAGCAGTCTTTTAAACATTTCATGTCCTTAAATGTCGAATAATTTTCTAGATGAAATCACTTCGAAGAAGGTTTTACTCTTCTGATTGTTTAATGCATTATAATTTTTGAGTGTAATTTCTGAGTATGTCGGTCTGTAGTGCAAGGTTCTTTCTTTTGGAATACAAAGAAGTTGACCAGTAGTTCTCATAGCCTTTCTTTTCTCATCATGCCTCAAAGGATTCATTTGTGGATCTTTTTCAGGTTGAGAAGAAAGAACTTGCAACATATCTTCAGGTGTTTTGATCGACTTTAGCTGCTGAAGAACAATCTTCATTCTATTTTCAGAAGACTTTCTAGAAGCCTTTTCATGTGGGTTATCTTTGTTGTTTTGATAACCAGCCCAAGGCATGTCGATACCGTGATTTGTTCTTACGATACCGTCAGTCTTTTTAAGTTTCTTGAAAGTATATTCGTATTTTTTATTAGGACCGTGATAGTCTCTGAATGCTCCTTCCAGAATGTAACACTCATTGTCGTCTGCAATTAAAGTGTTTCCCGGAATTTGAAGTCTAATGAGAGTGTTTAGAGCAGACTTTGCACTTCTTTTGAATAAAGCTGTTCTGATACGAATACCATCAGGAGCGTAGTAAGTTCTTTCTGACTGATCATCTGAGCCAGCAGCAGCACCCTCTTTCTCATCTTTCTTAACCATAATAGATGCAGAAAGAATAGCTACACCGTGTTCGTTTACGCCTTCAGTGTAACGAGTCTTATCATCTTGCATGTACAATCTTTGTACGCCGTTTCTATTAGATTGTTTAATAGAAACAACGGGTTTGTAGTTACGGTCCCTGTTTTTAGCAAGAACCCAACCGTACTCAGGAAGATATTTTGCAACGACAACACACATGTTGACTCCTGTTGACAGTAAATAAGATTACTGTTATTTATGATAAACAAGGAGTTAAAAGATGAATAACTATGTAATTTACACTCAAGAGAACTGTTCTTATTGTGTTAAGGCAAAGGAGCTTATCAAGGATAAAGGACACACATATACTGAGTACGTCTTAGGAAGAGATATTTCCAAGACTGATCTTTTTGAAATGTTTCCGGGTGTTAAGACTGTTCCTATTGTTGTTTTGGATGGTCAAAAACTCGGTGGTTATCAGGAATTAACTGAATCCGTAAATAGAATGTTGCTTAAGGGATAGAATGGTAGAAATTGAAAGAAATGAACTGAGTCAGAATGCTATGGGTGGAACAGAACTTATGGCATCTGCTCTAGCTGAGAAACTTGATCCTGAATTATCTGACAAGTTTCAAATTATTTGCTCAAGAGTCAGAGATATTGACGAAAACAAAATTCCTGTTTTGTGGTTACACGATCTTCCAAATGATCCTGAATCACAACACTTAGCAGATAAAAAAAGCAGAGATAGATTTGCAAAGTTTGTTTTTGTGTCAAACTGGCAAATGAACGAATATATTCATACATATGGTCTTAATTGGGATGATTGTTACGTCATTAAGAATGCAATCGAGCCAATCGAATTGAAAGAAAAGCCAAAAGACGGTATCGTAAGATTGATCTATCATTCAACACCTCATCGTGGCCTTGAGTTGTTAGTTCCATCTTTTGAATATCTTTCAGAAAAATATGATAACATCGAACTAGATGTTTATTCTAGTTTTAATCTTTATGGGTGGGCTGAAAGAGACAAACCCTATGAGGATCTTTTTGATAGATGTAATCAACATCCAAAAATCCATTATCACGGAACTCAGCCAAATAGTGTAATCAGAAATGCTCTTAAAAAGGCAGATATTTTTGCATATCCTAATATATGGCCTGAAACTTCGTGTCTCTGTGCAATTGAAGCCTTGGATGCTGGATGTTTAATGCTTGCTCCAAACTATGCAGCTTTGCCAGAAACAGCAGCGTCTTGGGGTATTACGTATCAATGGACGCCAGACTACAATAAACATGCAAATGTTTTTACAAGTATTCTTGATAATATGATTAAAACACTTACTGAGAATAAAGATGATGCTGAACATATGATCATTCAGCAGAAACTTTATTATGATAATTTTTACTCTTGGGATGTTCGTATTAAAGAATGGGATCAATTATTGAAAAATATTTTATGGGAAAGAAATGAACTCGAATAATGTAATCAGTTTTGGCAAATCTACCAAATCAAGCGATGAAAAAAAGGATGTTGATAAAGACTTACTGAGTCTTAAGTCATCTTACTGTGATGAGATGTCGAATGAAATTTTTGGCATTGTTATGAGGATCATTGAAAGAAGTGGTCATATGAATCACATTAATACAGAGGATGAAGGTTTTTTTGAAGAACTTCAACCTCGATTGGCAATGATCAAAGAATCTCTTTTTGCTGTATTCTGTCTTCTTGAGAACGTTGATTATGATCTTTCTGTTGTGTTTGATAATCTTTATGAGCCAATTGGTTTTACGGAGGATGGGTTTAACACCCATCTCTTCGTTTCCGTAAATAATAAATACAGAGACAAACTCATTGAAATGACTAAAGAATATTTAAAAAATAAGGATAATAATGGTTAGAAAAAGTATTTCTGAGATCTTGCATGAGATTGGTGAACAATCCTCTTTTCAAGATCGTGTTAAAGTTATGAGAAGTTACAGAGGCAATAATCCTCTTAGAACAATTCTTAGATATGCATTTGATCCGAGAATCAAATTTCTTTTACCGGAAGGAACGCCTCCTTACAAAGAAAATGATTTCCCAGATCAACAGGGCAATTTGTACTATCATTTCAAAAAGCTTTATCTTTTTATTGAGGGTGGCAATCCAAACATCACTGACCTCAAAAGAGAAAGCCTTTTCATCGGTATGTTGGAAACAGTCGATAAAGATGATGCTAAAATTTTAATTGGAATGAAAGACAAAGAAATTCCCGTTAAAAATGTAACCCAAAAATTAACAGAAAGAGCCTTCCCGGATTTATTCAAATGAAAAGACGGTCTAGTAAAAAGTCAGATTTCGTGACTGAAGATTATTATGATGAATTTGAAGATATTAATTATCAAAAGTACAAGAGACAAAAGAATCTGAATAGAAAAAAGAACGATCCTTACCGGGATGATTACAGGGATGAATGGAACTGATGCCATCTTACACATTTAAAGACAAAAAAACTGGTGAAACGGTAACTAAAATTATGTCTCTTGCTGATAGAGATAGTTATCTAGAAGAAAATAAAAATCTTCAACTTTGTTTAGCTACACCCGGATTTGCCGATCCTCACAGAATGGGTCGAATTAAACCGGATGATAATTTTAGAGATCTTCTTAGAGAAACTAAGAAGGCACATAAAGGTAGTACAGTTAATACATTTTAGGGAATTGAATGGCTAGAAAAATAAGACAAAAAAATGCCAATCATATCAAAGAACAAAAAAGACAATCTTTTGAAAAATCACTTGTTTTAGATAACATTAGACCAAAGACTGAAAATCAAAAAAAGATTTTTAATCAATATTTTCAAAAGAAACATATTTTGGTTCACGGTCTTCCGGGTACAGGAAAGACTTTTATTAGTTTGTATTTGGCTCTTAAAGATCTTTTATCAGATTCTAATATTGAAAAAGTTCTTATTGTTAGAAGTGCTGTTTCTGCTAGAGAATTAGGGTTTATGCCCGGATCAGCAAAAGACAAAATGAGAGCTTATGAGGAACCATACTATGAAATTTGTTCTAGGTTGTTTGATAGGGATGATGCCTACACACAGCTTAAAATGAGAAAAATGGTTGATTTTTCACCAACGTCTTTTCTCAGAGGAGTGACGTGGGAAAACCATGTGGTGATTGTTGATGAGGTTCAAAATTTAAATGACCATGAAATATCAACAGTTATCACTCGTATGGGTCAAGGGTCTAGAATCATGTTTTGTGGTGATTTTAGGCAATCAGATTTCGTCACAAAAGGGCTTGAAGAGAGCGGCATTAACAATCTTTTTAAGACAATTCGTTTAATGCCATCTTTCACGCATGTTGAAATGGGTATTAATGATGTCGTTAGAAGTGGGATAGTAAAGGAATATCTTGAGGCAAGAACAGAATTAGGTCTCATTTAAAATAATATATGAAAAATGCTATAGAAACATACAGAAATTTTGGACTTGCCGTAGAAAATATGGTACTTGACTCGGACATAACCTATATGGAAGCTATCATGGAGATTATGAAGCGTGAAAAATTGGAAGAAGAGATTATATATAAGATGATCAAAAAAAATCCAGTTTTAAAAATTAAATTGGAGATGGAGAGTCGAAAATATAACCTTCTTCAGAAGGATGCAAATACGGCGATACTGTGACACCATTCAAATGTTATAAGCTCTACTTAGCCCTGAAACAACACTTCAAAACGGAGACTTATGATTTTTTTAAATATAACGGAAAGGTAAATGCAAATGAAGA